AACCATTATTTTTAGAATTTATTTGTTGAATCAAATCATCTTTTGAATTTTCTATTAATATATTTTTTAATTTTAATTCCATTTTATCATTAATTTTCAATTATTTTTACTTCACTAAGGGTTTCTATCGACCCCTATAAAATTCGTTTAAATCTATTAATAAACGATTTAAAATTGGCTGTTTCTTGATTTGTTCTTTGTTGCGATTTACACATTCTATTTCCGAAATCTTACCAATCCACCATTTTACAGAATATAAACTATACAAACTATCTAAATAAGTCCCTTCTTGATTTTTTATAGAAAGATAAGTGTCTACATCAACTTCTTTTAAAATAATATTTTCAACATTGTTCTTCTTTACGAAAAATCTTTCAATGAAGCCCTGTTCAATGTTCTCTTCTGTAAGTATTGGAAAATAAGATTTAGCATCTTTTTGACCTTTAATTTTTGAAATATCTTGTTTAACATTTTGTTCATAAATAGTTTGTTTTAAATCAATAGGCAAAAGTAATAAAGATGTTTCATTTAAAAAAGTTTTTTCTGTAAAAATATTTTCTTCGGCATCAATATTATACCAACCAACATATTCTTTTTGAGAATCTTTTAAAATAAATTCTCCACCATTTGTAAAAAGATTTGATTTTATTTTAAATTTCATATTATTTTAGATAAGAAGCCATTAAGTTTTTATATGTAGGTGAATTTACATCATTCAATCCACTATTTTGAAATATTTTAGAAGCTGTTAAATTAAACGCAACATTTGTTTTTACAAATGCTATTTGTGCTTGTACATCTAATTTCCAATCATTATTATCAATGGTTTGTGAAATATTCAAAATTTTAAAAGCTATTCTATTTTTTTTATTTTTTGAAAATCCATATCCAATAGGAAGTTTATCATCTGAAATTCTAAAGACCTGTCCTAAATTTAAACCCCCTATACCATCCATTGTTAAATTCATTCTTATTGGAACACTTCTTTTTGCATAAAAATCCGCAATCGTATCATCTGCGGTTGAATACAGTGCAATTTCTTGAACAATAAGTTCTTTTAATGCTACGCTTAAATCTCCTAATTTTAAATTATTTCTATCCAAGTTTAAAAATTTAGTTGCATAAACATATTTTAACATTGCTTCAAGATTTTTTAAATCTTTTTGAATTTCTGCATTTTTTTCAACTGTTAAAGTAGCTTTAGGAATTTTTTCACCACTTGCTCTAACATGTCTATTCTCCGTACCAAAGTTTAACACTTTATAATCAGAATTTGTTATGTCAGCAGCACCATTTTGTAAACCTGCCGATGCTATTGCCATTGATTGAGCGGTTCTACTGTCAATCATTGATTCAAGATTGTAACTTCTTACAACACTTGTTGCACCGTTTAAGTCAAGTTGATAAAGATTTTCATACTCATCTGGGGATAAATCGTCAATTACATTATTTCTATCAATTATTCTAACAATATTCGAATAATGGTCAACCACCATAGAAAAGTCATTTATGTCACCAAGACTTATTTGAATATCTTTTAAAATATTCATAAGATAATCATATAAAAGTATTCCATCTTTTGATTTAGAATTATCTATAACTTTTTTTAAATAATTAATGTTTAAATAAACATTTTTTAAAAGTCCTTTTGAATATTTCTTATCTTTTACAAAAAAATTGACATCATCTGGTTCGACGCTCGTTTTATCAAAATATGAATATTTTAATGTTTTTGGAACTAACGAATCACTATCACATTGTTTAATAATACATTTTGAAATATCTGCCGACATTTGTAAATAATGTGCATTACATTCTATATCATCATAAGCATTGTCTTGTAATGAAATTTTAAAAATAGGAGCGTTATTATTTATGTATATTAACATAAATTGATTAATAATTTCTACTAATTCATTAAATCTAATATATACTTCAAAATTTGTTGTTGAATTTACACTAACCCTTGCTGTAATAACAGGAATTCTTTTTTTAATATTTAATTCTTTTAATGTATCTAACTTTAAATAAAAATTATTAAATAATTCTTTTGAAGCATCAACTGCATCTTTAGACTTGTTAAATATCTCACTTAATGTTCCAAATAATTTACCTTCATAAAAATCTATTTTTTGAGCAGGTGTTACAGAAGAAATGTTTAATAATTTTCCAACATCAACCTTTGAAGAATATTCTGCTTTATGTGAATTTATAAATTCTCCAACTCCCATCATAACAGTTGTTATTTCATATCCACCGTTTTCTACTTCTTTCCAATTAAAATTTTTAACACGTCCATAAAATGCTTCATAATTCCCTGAATGTTGTTCCATTAACTTTCTTGGCTTATATCCATCATTATATATTTTATCGTTTTTATTGATTTCTTTTTGCGGGCTTTCTAAAGTATAATCGAAAATATCTCTATAAATTTGTTCTTCTATCAAAGAATCGTCTAAAATATTGTAATAATTAATTTTAGATTCTAATTTGTCAAATTTATATGTTTTAATTGTTTCATTGTTTGATGGGTTTTGGAAATATTGACTCCATCCCCATTCTAAAAGAATTGAATGACCTATTCTCGCATAAAGTAACAATAAAGCATCTAATTCCTTTTTTGACCAACAATAATATTTAATTGTAGCATTTCTTGTACCACCTTGTGAAGAAATTCCATCTATTGTAATAGACTTTATACCTGCCATTGGTCTGATACCGTATTCACCACGATTTCCATTAATAGCATCTCCATAAGCACCTCCCATATTTCCAATAGCTGCCCTCATAACATACTTTCCTTCGGGAGTAATATATAATTCACCCGATTGTAAAATTTTATTTTTTGCTAATTGGTTTCCAACACCTACCCCAAATGAGTTTGCCAAATCGGGGTCAACAATATTAACTCCCGAAGACATTCTTATCCAAGCCGTTTTACCATTTTGATAATTTGTAATATGTGGTGTTGATGCGTTGTTAAAACGTCTAATATTAGCTTCTCTACGAAGTTCTAATTGTTTTCTAACAAAAATTGGAATATTTGGATTCGGCAATGTTTTAAGAAGTTAATTTAATATAAAACTTAATTAAATAGATTTTAGTTTCATCTATTTCTATTTATTCTTTCAAATTCTTCTAAATATTCTGTAACACTTGGTGGGATTCTCATTTGTATCCCAACTTCGGGATATAAACTGTCATTTGGAATGTTATTAATTTCTGCCAATATCCACCAATAAGAAGAATCTTTATAAAATTCATAAGCCATTTTATCCAATCTATCACCATTCTCTGTTATAATGTAAACATCATCAGAACTTAGTTGAATAGTTGGAAAAACTATTGTAGAATAATATGTTTTTCTACCATCTTTTAAAATATTTAATATACTACTACGCTTGTCCATTTAAGAAATTTAGATAATCCGATGAATTTTGAGCAGCGTTTAAAGAAAATTCTGTAAATACTTTCGGTCTATTATTTATTACAAGATTTTCTGCCATAGGTGCTTCGGTTTTAAAATTTTCTTCTAATAATTTTAATTCTCCTAACCACGCCTTATTTGAATTTGTTGTAGTATCATCTATTGGAAGAATGAATTTACTTCTCCACAATGAATTTTTTGGAAGAAAGTTATGAATAGGTGTAAAACTTAATTGAACATCTATCATTTTAGGAAGTTCGTACATATCTTTATCTTCTTCCCTTAATGCAATTTCCCACGTTGCTTCTTCGGGAATTGAATAAGTTAAATCTGTTATAAACCCATATTGATTACTTAAATAATCTCCCAAAGTAATTCGTACTAACGTTCCCCGCATTTTAAATTCTTTGTAATCGGGATACATTGAAGCTGCCAATGAATTTAATTTTTGATACATTGCTTTCATTTCATACTTTGATTCTGCAACAACTTTAAAATTAAAACTTATTTTTCTTACTGTTTTTGTTTGAATATAAAAACTTTCCGCTCTATTGTTATATTCAATTTCATGTAAAGATTTATTATAACTGTCGGAACTATTGGAAACAATTGCCCTAAAAATTAAATAACTACCGTGTGAAGGATTATCATTATCAACAATTTCAATTCTAAATTTTACTAAATCACGAATTGATTCAACCTTATCTTTAGCAATATATTTTTGTATTGTTGTCCCACCTTGTACTAAATGTTTATTAAATTTAGAATCTTCTAAATTTTGCTTACCATAAAATATTTTTCTATCATCCGTATTTTGCGGTGAGTAGTTTCCTATACCATTTCTTTGAATCAATGAATTTTTTAATTCAAATGGTTTGTTTATTGTTTTATTTAATCCAATAACATATTTTCTAAAATCTTCTCGGATTGTTCCTTCGGGATTTTTAGCTGTTAGATTTTCATTTTCTAATGCAAGCCTACTCCAAGTCAAATCTGTAAATGGATTTGATAATTGTGAAAATTCGGTTCTGTTAATAATTGTTTCACCAACTCCTAAATTTGAACCACCACCTCCATCATATCTATCAATAATTTGTTCCGTAGGATTTCCAACAATTAATTTTTTGTATAGTTTTACAAGTCTATTTGTCGAAGATTCATTTGGAATTCTTTGCGTTGAATTAATATATTCAAAATATTTTGAATTTTTATCATCTTTTGTTTTAAGAATACCATGTCTGTATAAATGTCCACTATCACCCAAAGAAACTTGTGCTATTGTGTTTTTTACAGAAAAAGTTCTTGTAACATCATTACCATATTCTAATTTAGGATTCATTCTTTGAAGCCCTGCTTCTTTTAATGCAAAAAATCTTCCATTTTGTGTTGTAGCAAGATTTTCTGTAATCCTTATTACATCATCTGCTGCTAATAACGTTCTATTAACTATACCACCTCTTACAAAACCATCATAACCAATACCGATTCTTGGTAATGGTATATAGGGATTGTTTATAACATCTTTATAATACTTTTTAAGTGTTGCAGATGGTAATTCAAATCCATATGGAAGGGATTTTAAATTGGTTTTTAAATTAATTAAACCCATTAATTATTGTGGTGGATTTTCTAAATATTTTTTTGGCGTTAATCCATTCAAATCAAGTGAGGATGGTTTTGGATAACCTGTTAATTTCGGTTCACCATCAATAGAATATCTATTATGTAAAGGTGAAAGTTTTGTATTATCGGCTCTATATGTAGGTTTTTCACCACCATATCCCAATCTTGTTTTCTTAATCATTTCTCTAAGTCCCATGTAAGTAATTTATTATAAATATTGTTTTAAATTCTATTATTTGACATATTAATCATTTCTCCAACCTTTCTACCATTCAAATTCACATCTCTATTTTGTGAAACGGCTTTTACAATTTCAATAGTCTGTTGTTCAACAGCTTTTTTTACCATTTCCATTGTTGAAACCATTTTTGTTTCATCAATTAAATATTGTGTAATATTTTGTGAAGCATTATTTGATAATAAAGCACTTGGATTAGTTGTTGTAATTATATAATCTTTTGCATTTGGTAAAATATCTCCAATAGGTGTTTTTATAACAATATTCCCATTTGGTGAAATCATTCCATCATTTATTTTAGATGGTGATAAATTTGTTTGAGTAGAATCTCTTTTTAAAAAAGTGTCAGTCGTTTTAAATTCTTTTAACAATTCATTAACCATTTTTGGCAAAGGCATTTTTTTATATGCTTCGTCTTTTATATCATATGATTCAAATAATTTTTCATCTGTAAATTTTTTAAATTCCTTAATCATTTTACCATTCATTTTTTCTCTTTTTCCATATGATATTTGTAAGGAATTCAAATCTTTTTCTGCATCTATTCTTATTTTTTCATCTTTTGATATTAAACTATTTACTATTGATTTTTGGTAAACTTGTGGTTGTTTTAATAGAGTTCCACCACCCATTGTTAATGAGTTTGGGATTACTTTTGGAGCGTATTCTTGTTCAACTCTTTGGGGAGTTCTAATTCCTAAAAAATCAGCATGTTCCATCAAAAATTCACTCATATTTGTTATTAACGATGATACACTTTGAATTAAATTTTCTATATCTTCATTTTCAACAAATGATGCAAAAGTATCTTTAATTTTTTCAATTGCTCTTCCAAATTCATCCGAACTTTTTTGCTGTGATAATAACAATTGAGAATTTTTACCCAATATCTCTCCTATTTTTTCATATGATAAACCTCTTTCTTTAAGAGCATCAAATTCCTTTTTCATTTGAATTTCAGTTTGTCTATTATCAAATTGCTTTTTCATCATTTCATCAGCATTGATTTTTTTCATCAATTCTTTTTCTAAAAGCATTTGAGCATATCCCTCTCTATCCATTCCAAACATTTCTGCTTTGGTTTGTTGAGCAAATCTTGTTAATCCTTCATATTCCTTAGCTGTACCTGTTAATTTATCAAATTCTTTTTGAAAGTTTTCAATATCATTATACATTGAAAAGTATTGTAATCTACTTGTATCAATTAATTGACCCGTTTGAGCATAGAATGAGTTTTGTAATTCCGATTGTTTTTCCCAATCCATCATTCCACCCATTATACCATCTAATTGCTGTAAATTAGCACCATATTTTTTAGAATCAATTACAATATTAGCCAAATCCATTGAATGATTTCTAAATTGTAATCGAATTGATGAAGAAACCTTAGACATATCTGTTAATAAAGCCTTATCATTCATATAGAATTTATTATTAGCTCTATTAATAGCATTTACACCAAGTATTTTATTAAAATATTCATCAAATCCTTCATTAGCTATCAAAGAACCTTCCAAGAGAGATTGTCTAACATCATCTCCCAAACCCATTCTTTCCTTAATATTTGCAATTAAATCACCTTCTCCTTTATTAATAATTGTATAATTAACACCTAACGCATTTGAAATTGACAATGTAGCATCCATTAATTCTTTTTGGGTAGCTGCTGTTTTTCTAATAGACATCCCATATAAATCAATTTTTTTATTTTCTTCGGACATCTTTTGATAAGAACCTAACAATTCAACAGCATCATCTCTAACCATCCCTTGATTTTTAGAAATTTCTCTCCATCTTTCATCAAATTGGAATATTAAATCTAAAATTTGTTTTCCTAAACTAATTCCAACACCAACCGCACTAACAGTTAAAAATTTTTCTTTCAATTCACTTCCTATTGCAGAAGCCCCTGCCCTCGCAACAGCAAATTTTGGAACTGTTATATCTTCGGCAGCCATTGCTTCTCTATCACCCAAGTCTCGGTCTTTTAATTGTTTATCACGTTCTAATCTTAAAGTAATTTGCATTTTTGCAGCACTTTGCATAGCATCTTCAATAGATTTAAAATCAAAAAGTCTATTCAAGCCAAGATTTTGCATAACACCCATTGTTCTACCAATGTTACCAATCTTTTTATCAATAGCTTTTACATCATCCAAACTATCTTTAAAATTTTTAGCTGTTTTGTTTGTTAAATCTTCACTTTTTTCAAGTTCCAAATTAATTTTATCTATTGCCGTAGATTCAGATTCTTTATCACCAACAGAATCTCGTAACCTTGTTAATTCGTTTTGTGTAGGAGCTTCATTAACAAAGTTTTGTAATTTTGAAATTTTTTCATTCCTTTTTTCAAGTTTAATATTTTCATTATCAATTTCATTTATTAAATTTTGCCTTTCATATCTTTGCATATAAGACGTGTTATCAAGTCTATCTTGAATACCTTGTATCCTTGTTGCATGATTAGTTTTTAACCGTAGTTCTCTTGCTAATTCTGTTTCTAAAGTTTCCTTCGTTTTTTTACCAACTCTTATTAGGGCAGATTCTTTTGCTTCTAATAGAATTTTTTCCGCTTCCAATTCTTCCTTGATAGCTTTTTTTCTAAAATCCAATAAAATTTTTTGTCTGTTAATACTATTTTGAACATTTGATAATTTATCAAATGATTTTTGATATTCTTTTAATGAAACATCACCTGTTTGTAATCGTGCGTTCAAATCTCTAAACTCATCAGATGCTTTATTTATACCTTTATAAATGTTATCAAATTCTTTTGAAATTTTTTGGCTTGATAAAAGTTTACTGTAATTAAAAATTGTATCAAATATTTGTTCATTCTGCTCCCTAATCTTTCCATAATTTGTATTATGTTCGGCTAATTGTCTATTAATACCACGTAGCATTTGTTGATATTGCTTACTACTCAACAATATTTCTTTAAATTTTTCATCAGTGTATGTAAGACCTTTTTGTAATTCGATATTTTCCCTTAAAAGAATTTCACCTTCTGTAAATACTGCCATTATATTCCTTTTTTAAATAAATATTAAAAAAGTTCCTATCTTTTCATAGGAACTTTATAATCACTTGGTGAAGAATCAATTTGTTTCTTCATTCTCTGTCCAATCTTTTTAATATTGTCTGTTGAAATATCATCCGTTAAAACATTATCTTCTTTTTTAGAACTTTCATTTTGCTTTCTTAAACGGTCATTAATAATTTTTATTTGAACCCTTCTATCAGAAATAGGCATTTCTAAAACAACGTTATAAGGAAATCCACCATTACCGTAATAAGCTAAGGAATTAACTTCCTCTTGATATATTTTTCTTCTAAAATTAGCATAATTAGATAATGTTTCAAAATTATCTGTAAAATGATTTTGGAATATATTATTCACGAAAAAACATATCCACAAACGATAGTGGTAAATTTACACCCCCCTCTGTGTAATCATCTTCGACATATGTGAACACTGTGTCAACATCAGGAGAAAGGCTTCTATAATATTTTCTAAACGCTCTTGAATCACTTGCTAACATTTCATCAACAAATTTTAGAACAGTTGTTTTCTTTTCATCTCCATTTACAGAAAGTATTTGCTTGTTCAATCTTAATGTAACATCTGAATATATTTTATATAAATCATATGTGCTTTGAGATTCTTTATAAATTTGTTTTATATCACCGTGTGTTAATAGTTTAAAACAAATTTCTACGTCAGATGTTGGTAATTTGTAAGAAAACTTGTTAGAATTTTTTACAAATTTGTCAAAATCAATTTTAACATCTTCTAATGTTGATAAATTAACAGTTTGTGAAACCGTTTTATTATCATCTAACAAAGAAGTCATTGTAAAGGTATAAGAACTTCCATAACTCAAAACCCTTGCTGCAATCAATAATTGATTTCTATCACCTTCAATTAAATCATCAATATTTACATCCTTTGTAACAATTAATGTTTGTAAAAGTTTGTCAATCAATTCTGTTACACCACCTTTTCTATTATTTGGATTTGTCAAAAGGTCTTCATCTTTTGCTGTCATATACCTCATTTCCAAAAAACCTTGTGATAGTGGACTATCACTTGGATAAACAATTCCTTTACTTGGTAAATCTATTCGTTCTGTTGCCATTTATAATAAATATATAAAAAAATAAAAACCTTGTCGAAAAATTCCAACAAGGTTTAACAATTAAACTTTAACAAAACAAATGAAATTTTAAAAATTCAAAACAGCGTAATCAATTGAAAGTGTTAATGGTAAGTTTACCAAACCTTCCCCCTCGTAATCATATTCTCCAAAATTTGCATTTTTTATAAAACATCCCATAAATACCCATTCGGTAATAACTGCTCCAACAGGGTCGAGAGCTTGGAATGTTAAATTTCTTTTATAAAAATCGTTATAACCATCTCTACCTGTTACAGATTCGTGTGAAAGTCTCACCCATTCCATAATTAATTGTCCACCACTTGGTGCAATCGGTTGGTAAAGTTCAATTGTAACATCTCCCCATTTAGACTTCCCCTTAACCTTTCTTAAAATGTTAATATGATGAAGTTCAACTTCGGCAGAAGTAAATTCAGGAAGTGTAATTTTTTTTATTAAATATTGTGGAATATTGTTGTCTAAAACAATGAACCTGTTTTTCTGAACTGGTTCAAAATTTGTATAGAATAATTCGTTTGAAGAAAGAACAGCCATTTTCTAATGTTATTTATTATAAATATTGTAAAAATAAAATTGTCAAAGAACTTTTTCAAATTCTTTGACAATATTAATTAATTATTGAAAAAATGTTACACCTGTTGGAGTTAATCCAAATTCGATGTTAATAAATTCAATTGTTTTAGCGGGTTGTAGAACAATTTTTCCAACCAACTCATTTCTATCAATTACTTCGTTTGTATTCAAATCTTCATCCATTTTTACTTGGAAAGCATACAATCCTTGTTTTTGTTGAATATTTTCAAAATATGGATTAACCGCATTTAAGAATTTTAAACGTGTAACTTGCGTATTAGCTTCAAACAATAATTTATTACCTTCTTGCTTAACAAATTTCTTAGCTTTTGACATCAATCTTCTAACATTGATTCTATCCAAAGCAGTTTGTCTAAATTGTAATGTTTTTTGCCCCCATGTAATTACACCACTATTTGGAAAACTTGCAATTGGGTTAACATTACCATCATATAAACTATCTCTATTAGCTTTTGACAATTTAACTTCTGCTTTAATAACATTTGGAAGACCACCTCTATTCAAACCTGCGGGTGCAGAATAATGTTCACCAACGCTGTCATTAAATGCTAATACACCTGCGATAACTGTCGATGGTGGACACCAAGTAACTTTTGATGAAGATGGACTTTTTATTTGAACCCAAGGATAGTACATTGCACCATATGAACTGTTATAACCACTTGCTTGTGAAATTGCAGCACCTTGTCCACTACCATATAAAACAGGGTCAATAATTGCCATTGCATCACCTCTTGCTTCACACATTGCTAAAGCTGCTTGAACTGTTACAGGGTGTGATTCTGCTGTAATTGCAGGTAAGAATAATACATCAAAATCATATTCATCTGTATTAGAAAGTAAATTAATAGCAGTTGTATAAGCAGTTGTAGAAGCTGCAAATCCTTGACTATTTGTACCACTAATTTCGTGGAAGAATTTTTGTGGATGTAATAATGCTCCATCACTCGCTCCACTAAAACTACCACTTGTTCCACTTACAGGAAGTGAACCTGTGTAAATTGTTTTCAAAGTTCCATCGGGGTTAAGCATGTCATACATTTTAACATTCACCGATTTTACTCTAACATAATCAGATTTTAATTTATAACTACCACTTGTTGAAAGTTGTGCATTTGTGGCATCATAAACATATACTTCATCACCAATTTTATTTGCAATATAATTTGTAGAATTTGGGTCAAGTGAACATTGTGTAAATGATTCTAATACAATCTTTCTATTGTTAGAATCGTCACCACGTCTAACTACAACGTCAAATGTTCCTCTTGAAGCATTTACTCCCGAAATTTCCCATCTAATATTATCCACACTACCACTTACTAAACTACCACTTGAAAGTGCAATTTCACTACCACTATTATTCATAATAAGACCATCCGAAAGGGTTTCTAATGTGAATAATGTCGTTGAACCACTTATAATGTTAGTTGATGCGGGTGAATAACTACCAGTTGAAATTTTTGTTACTAATAAAGAATCACCACCATTTGAAAAATATTCTCTTGCTGCAATACTTCCTAAATATTCATAATTATCACTACCACTTCTATATGAACTACCAAATATTTTTAAATATTGGTCAAAAGAAGTTACGATAGTCGGTACAAAAGACCTTCCCTTAACAGTTGGGGTAATTAGTGCTGCTCCGACAGGTTCATTACCATTTGAATAAATTGATACATCGTTTTCGGTGATATATACACCTGCTGATTTGTTTAAAGGCATGTTAAATATATTTTTTATTGATAAATATAAAAAATGTGTAAAAATTCTTAAATTTCTAAGAATAATTACACATTTTATAAAAATAATATAAATTTATTATAAAACTACTTTTTCAACTCTTGCAAATTGACCGTTTAATTCAACTTCTAAATATTTACCATCTATTTCAACTTTGACTATTTGTTTATCATAATGATTTAGATGATGATTTAAAATAAATAAAAGCCACTCATTATTTTGTGAATGTTTTTTAACTCTAACAATTGGTAATTTATAAAATTCTGCCGAAGCGGGTAATAATTTATCACCATCAAATCTACTGTTTCCGATATAATAAGGAACTTTTTTAAATCCTTTTACATCATTTAGATAATCATTAAATTTAGAAAGTTTATTTAAACTTCTTGCTACATAATCATATCCAATTTGAGCATTATAATGAAATGTTCCATAATTTTTTGGATTGAAATCATTTGATAAATATTCAGAATTATCAGATTTTTTGGCATGTCCACCATGATGTTCACAACCTTCTTCAAAAGGAAGTGGTTCATCCCAAGCGTAAAAACCCTTTCCAAACAAATTACTAATATCAGTTGAATTTTTTAAATATGATGCAGGGGTTGGTGGTTTTGTTTCAGCTTGAAATAAAAATCCATTATTTTTTCTAAATGCTTTTTGATGTGTATAATAATCACTTGAATCAACACCTTCATTAATTCCCCAATTTAAAGTTAAACTATCAATATTATGTTCGGCACATAATTCCAATTCTTGAAAAATTCCATATAAATTAGAATGATTGATAAAGTGCATATAATCACCCGAAATTGCACAAATATATTTTCCCATATTTTCAACAATTCCTAAACCTTTTCCGCTATTTACATCCAATCTTTCAAAATCATATTTAAAAAATCCCGAAGCTATATTTGAAAGAGGTTTTGAGTATTTAGAATTATATGAATCCATATCTTGTTTAGAAATAGATGTATTATAATTACATTTAAAAGGATTTGAATCAATATATGTTGAAATTTTTACCCCATTGTCTTTATAACATTCATAAAATAATGTCCCAACTTTATCAATTACAACTTTATCATTTGGGATAGTATTAAATGCTTCCCAATCTAATAATATAAATGGGTATCCTTTTGATGGATTAATAATATTATTTTTAAATATTTGATATAATGTTGCAAAAGGAGTTGTTCTAATCCAATTAATATTGTATTCATGTGCTGTTGCAAAATGTTCAGTGTCAGTACCAACTATTGATTTATAATTATCCCAACGCTTTCCACCATTTTCATAACACCAATAATCATAATCTGCAAAAAAGGTTTTTGTTATATCATCTGATTTTGCAACTGCAAAACCCTTTTTAAAATAGTTTTCTGAAACTTTGTTAGCTTGTTCATCTAATTGTTGAAATTGAATAATATTTCTTTTAGATGGGTTTAATGCTACATCAGGAAAATTTCTCCAAAATTGTGGCATTCTTTTAGAAGGTTCTCTAACAATAAATTGTGGCAATTTTGTTGAACTATTACCTTTTATATGAACAAATGTCCATCCAACTATCATTTTACCTCTTGATGGTAAACCACAATAGATTAAAATATCATTTCCCGATTGACTTGAAAAATCTATTTTTTCTAATTCATCTTTTGTTAACCATTTTTCAGAAATTTCAACTTTATATAATGGGTCGGTTGTCATTGTCCAACCCCTACCATCAAGTGTTATTCTTAAAAATTTATCATCTATAACATCTATTTTTAAATTATCCCAAATTTCATTATTTGGTGCATAAACACTTTTTGGAATATCTAATTGATAACTACTATCGTTTGAAATACCTAATTGTTCTACATCAACTATTCTTAATTCACCATCCAAAATTATTGGTGAATCAGTCGTTGTAGATGTTGTAGATGTACTTGTAGTAGTTGTACTTGTCGTAGTGGTAGTTGGAATAGAAATTCCACATTTTGACATATCCCAAGTTCTACCATCTTTTTTACCCGCTTCAACATAATTTTCCCAAGCTGTTCCACCATGAATATCTTGATAAATTTTCACAAATGGATACCTTTCATAATAATCTTGTGAAGCACCTTCGCAATCATATTCAACAGGTGGTTGTTCAATTACTTTTGGAGAAATTTTTATTAATTGCCCATCAATCTCAATGTTTATAACTTCACCTTCTACAAAATATGTTCCTTCTTTGATACTATTAATAGATGATTTTGAAATTTTATCTTCTACTTCAACTTTAAATAATTCAAAATCCTTTTTCAAAAGATAATTTTTTAAAGAAGGTGAAACCAAGCCACTTTTTAATTTTTCAATAGATAAATCTATTATACTCTGTACTTCTTTTTTTGTTATAAAAAATCCCATTTCTAATAAATATTAAACTGTTTCTATTGTACCATTATCCAAATCTATTTTACCATTACCATATTTTTGTGAAAGTTCTTGTGTTAAATTAATGTTTTTTTCATCAAAATCTCTCTTAACTTCTTTAAAATATGCTTCTTTTGAATCAAACTCTTCTAAAAGTTGTAATTTTTCAAAATAATATTCTCCTAAATTAAAAATTAATTGATTATATTCATTTTGAATATCTTTTATACGCTTTACTTCCGAATGTTCTAAATTTTTTGACATTTATTATTCTTGAATAAGTTTATATAAAATATTAAATACTGTTGAATCTGTTATTTTTTCCAATGTTTCTATTGAAATAGGTTTATATTCTAATTCTATTTCATTTAGCATCAAATCATTTAATTCTTGCATAAATAAATCTTGTTTTTCGGGAGAAACTACAATACTACCATCTTCTTCATTTCCATATTTTTTAAATAATTCCATTTTAGACGATTCAATTAATTTTTTCTCTTCTTGTATTTTTAAAAGAAGTCTATGAATATAATATTTTATCGCACCATTTATTTCAAGTTCTACAAATCCATTAACATGTTTTTTTTCACCTTCTAAAGTATTTGGTTTATCATAACCAAGTATTTCTTGTTCAAGTTCTAAAATTTGATAAAGCGGTAATTTAATTTTTTCCATGAGTTTTTTATTATAAATATATAAAATTTTAAAAATTTATTATATTAAAAACCTTTAGCAATTTTGTATAGCGAAAGATACTGATATTTCATTTGACCTAACTACATATTGACATAAATACTGTTTTATATAAAACTCTTGAACAATATTAGAGAATATAAGAATATTTGAATATACACCATCGGTCATATCACCTACATATTCATCATTATATGATTTATAAACTTTTAATGTAGCTGCGGAATTATAACCATATGCTAATAACGAACCCCTTAAAACTCCATCATTATCGAGATATTTACATGAACTTAACAATGGTGCGAATAATTGAGGTGCAAATAAATATGAAACACCCGTTTTTGTAACACTTCCTACACCTGAACAATTAGTCACTGTTATTGAAATATTCCATTGACCTATATCATCACAAGTCACGGGAAAAAACGCACCTGCACCACCATCTATGGGTTGAGATGTAAACGATGGTAATGTGCGAGATGGTGTTACAATAGTGAAAGAATATACCCACGGAGATGTGCCATTTGGATTATTCGCTCTAATTTCCATCATTGAAGGATATGTAGAATTGGGTATAACTAAAGTGAAATCTGTGACAGGTACACATGTAGGATTTGTCGTAGTTGTAGTTGTAGTTGTAGTTGTAGTTGTAGTTGTAGTTGTAGTAGGAGGACTATCAACAACTGTAAAATTAATAGTTTTTGTGACAACATTTACTCTATTACAACTATAAACTTCTATAAATATTTTATGAGTTCCTACATTAACTCCTACAAATGTTTTAGTATCTGTTGAAACAATACCATCTGTAATACTATCATCTAAAGTATATTTATATTCTAAAGGATTACTATATCCAACGGGTGAATATGAACTAAATGAAATAGTAAAATCTTGTACACCCCCACCGATTGTAAAACCATCCACTGCATCAAACCCATTAATTTTAAAATTGAAATTTGTAACTGGTACGCATACAGGACTTGTTGTAGTTGTTGTCGTTGTTGTAACAGCAACAATATCAAATTGAATAGTTTTTGTAACGGAATTTGTTCTATTACAATTATAAACTTTTATTATTAATGTATGACCTCCTATATTAAGGTTTGGAAAATTTTTAGTAGAATTACTAATAATACCCGATGACGAGGTATCTAAAATATATTCATATTCTAAAGGTGTACCATATCCAACGGGTGAATATGAATTAAACGAAATATTAATATCTTGCACACCATTAAGTGTAAAACTATTTCCATCAACAATTCCATTAATTGTATATGAAAAATCTGTAACAGCAATACATGGTGAAATTGTTGTAGTTGTTGTAGTTGTTGGGCATAGTTCATTATGGTCATACCTATACCATTCTGTTATTGAATGTGGGGCAATTACATTGGGTTGAAATGTTGAACATGGATTCAAGTTCACCCAACTATTATTTATATAAACTTGTTTATTAGCACCGCTATTTTGTAATTTTAAAGTAATCGGTGTTGAAAGAGGATAACCAAACTCTTGACTAATATCACCTAATGATACTTTACCGTTTGTAACTAAAGCCATTTACAATTTAGTTTTTAAATATTCAAATTCTTTTTTTAAATCATTAAATGCTTCAACTAATATAGGAATCAATCTATCATATTTAATTGATTTATATCCATCATATCTTTTTCCAACTATTTGAGGAAATACTTGTTCAACTTCTTGTGCAATCAATCCTAAATCCTTTGTACCATCATTATATAAAGTTTGTTTATCATTCCATTCAAAAGTGTATCCATTTAATTTTGATAATATATTTGAAGCATTTTCAATTTTTAATATATTCTTTTTTAAACGAATATCAGAAGGGCTTTGTGCAGAAACATCACCTGTTGCTATAATATCACCACCAACATTTAAAAGACCACTTGGTGTACCAACAGTTCCTATTGTAAATTTACCATCTGTTGCCAAAACAACTCTTGTAATATTATTAACTTTAAACGTTAGTGGAAAATTATCATTTGTACCCAAACTACCACTTATTCCAAAACTATTACCACCTTGTTTAAAGAAACTACCTATTGTTATGTTTAAACTACTTGTGTAAATAGAAAAATTGTTTAATACTGTGTTTACATTATTAAACTGTGTATTTACACTTGAACTAAATGTGTTATAGGTCGTTTGAAAAGAAGATGTATAAGCAATTAAGTTATTTAATATTATGTTTGTGCTACTTGTATAAGAATTTAATAAATTTAAAGAATTATTAATATCAAAAATACTACTTGAAATACTACTTGTATAATTCAATAATCCAATAACATGAGAAAGTTGAATTGCTGTCCATACAACACCTGAATTATCCGACCTTAAAAATTGGTTAGTACTACCTGCTGATAAATTCCTATCGTACATAGTAGAATACATAGATGTAGAGCCATTAATAACTAAATTTTCTGATATATTGACACTTCGTGCTATATCAATATTACCTGCTGGTGAAATAATTAATCTACTTGTATTATTTGTTTCAAATAATAATGAATTATTATCATTTGTTCCTAAAATAGCTGTTGTACCAAAACTATTTCCACCTTGTTTAAAGAAACTACCTGTTGCTATGTTTAAACTACTTGTGTAATTAATTAAATTATTTAGTATTGTATTAGTGCTACTTATATAAGAATTTAGTGTAGAGTTTACATTAATAAACTGTGTATTTACACTTGAACTAAATGTGTTATATGTTGTTTGAAATGATGATGAATAATTAAGTAATAAGTTTAATGTGTTGTTTACATTATTAAACTGCGTATTTACACTTGAACTAAATGTGTTATATGTTGTTTGAAATGATGATGTGTAACTAATTAAATTGTTTAATATTGTGTTTGTGCTACTTGTATAAGAATTTAATGAAGAATTTATATTAATAAACTGTGTATTAACACTTGAACTAAACGTATTATAGGTCGTTTGAAAAGATGATGTGTAAGCAATTAAGTTATTTAATATTGTGTTTGTATTGGTAAACTGTGTATTAACACTTGAACTAAACGTATTATATGTTGTTTGAAAAGATGATGTGTAACTAATTAAATTATTTAATATTATGTTTGTGTTAGTAAACTGTGTATTAACACTTGAACTAAACGTATTATAGGTCGTTTGAAAAGATGATGTGTAATTAATTAAATTGGTTAATATTGTGTTTACATTATTAAATTGTGTATTAACACTTGAACTAAAAGCATTATATGTCG